TGGCCCGACGGCTTGATCTACAAGCAAAATTAATCAGTATTTTAAACTCCAATAATGTTTATTTTCAACCGCCGGCTTCTATACAACTTAAATATCCATGTATTATCTACAAAAGAGATAATGCTGTTGTGAAACATGCAGATGATAAACCTTATTATACAAAAACAAAATACTTAATTACTATAATAGATAAAAACCCAGACAGCGAAATACCTAACGAAGTAGCTAAGTTACCACTTTGCATCTTTGATAGATTTTACACTGTTGATAATTTAAACCACGACGTTTACAAACTATTCTTCTAAAAGGAGACTCACTATGGCAATTCTTTATTGGGACCAATCCGGTTCGCGTTTCTTTGAAACGGGAGTCGACAAAGCGGTTCTTTACATCCCAAACTCAGCAGGTTTATACTCAACGGGTTATGCTTGGAACGGACTAACTAGCGTTACCGAGCAACCAACCGGTGCAGAACCAAACCCCATATATGCTGATAACCTTAAGTATCTAAACCTTTATTCAGTTGAAGAATTTGGTGCTACAATAGAAGCATACACTTTCCCAAATGAATTTGCACAATTTGATGGAATGGCAACTCCAACAGCTGGTGTTAGCGTTGCACAACAATCTCGAGGTCGATTTGGCCTTTCATACCGAACCCGTATAGGCGACGATGTTGTTGGCGACGAACGAGGATACAAGCTGCACCTAATTTACGGCTGCCAAGCTAGCCCATCTGAAAAAGGTTATAATACAGTTAATGATTCACCAGAAGCAATTACGTTTAGTTGGGAAATTGCAACAACTCCTGCTTCTGTAACTGGTTATAAGCCAACTTCAATTATGACAATTGACTCAACAAAGGTTAACACTACAGCGTTAACTAATCTTGAGAACTTCTTGTATGGAACAAGCGGCACAAACCCGTCTCTTCCTCTACCTGATGCTGTAATAGCATTGTTTGCAGGTACAGTAAGTACAACCACACCAGTAGCACCAACCTATAACAGCACCACAAAGGTAATTACTATTCCTACCACAACAGGTGTTACGTATCGCATCAATGGCGTTGCCCTAATTGCTGGCGCTCAACCGCCAATCACAGCAAATACCATTGTTACCGCTACGCCAAACAACGGATTCGTCTTTGCAGCTAACGTTGACGACGACTTCTTGTTTACGTTCTAGTAGTTTATTAAGCTACAGTCAAAATGGTATTAAAATAAAAAAGGAGACCAAAGAATGCTTACGATAATTGTTAAAGAAGATGAATTCTTTAATCAAGAAACGCAAGAGTTTGAAACTAGAAATGGTTTTAACTTAAATTTAGAGCATTCTTTGGTCTCACTTTCTAAATGGGAATCGCAATTTGAAAAACCATTTTTAGATAACAAAGAAAAATCGTCAGAAGAGCTTTTAAGCTATATATCTTGTATGATCCTTGACGATCACGATTCAAGTGTACTATATGCTATTTCAGATGAAAATTTTAAGCAAATAAATAACTACATTGAGTCAAAAAGATCAGCAACAACTTTTGGTATAACTAATTCAAAAGTTGGGAGAAGCGAAATAATAACATCTGAATTAATTTATTTTTGGATGGTCACATTTAACATACCTTTTGAATGTGAAAACTGGCATTTAAACAGATTGTTTTCTTTAATACGAATTTGTAACCTAAAAAACTCAAAGCCTACTAAAGCTTCTAAAAATGAAGTTGCTTTAAGAAATCGCGAGTTAAATGCTAAACGAAAAGCCGAATTAAATTCGCCTGGATGAAACGGAGAAATTTATGGCACGCATACAATGGCATCAAGCCGGATCGTCTATATATGAATCCGGTTTAGATCGTGTAGTATTATATGTGGGTACAAACCCAGGTGTTCCGTGGAACGGAGTAGTTGGTATAACCGAAGATGACGCAACCGAGGTAGAACCTTTATATTTTAATGCAACTAAATACAATGATATATTAACACTTAGTGATTTTGCAGGTTCAATTGTTGCTTACACATATCCTGATGAATTTTTAGCATGCCAAGGTATTTTAGAAAATGAAGATAGTATATATGTAACCGGACAAGCAAAAAGTAGGTTTAATTTAGCATATAGAACTTTAATTGGTGAAGATGGAAAAGACTTAACTGCTGGCTATAAAATACATTTATTGTATAACTTAACGGCTATAGAAGAAACTAGAACTTATAAAACTTTAGTTCTTGAATCTGAGCTACAAAGTTTTACTTGGAAGTTAACAGGTATTCCTGAAAATATTAGCGGTTTTAGGCCTACATCACATTTGATAATTGATAGTAGAAAAATTAATCAGTATTTATTAGCAGACATAGAAGATGTTTTATACGGATTAAACACAGAAGATGCAAAATTACCAACTATGAAAAGTCTATTAACATTTATTCGTAAATGGGACCGAATAATAATTGAAGATAATTTAGATGGAACTTGGACTATAGAATCGGACGCATTAGGCGTAATAACTTTAGTCGACAGCACTACTTATACTATTAATTCACCAGATATAGTTGTAATAGATGCAAATTCATACACAATAAGCAGCTCTAACAAAAACGAGGAGGATATTTAATGGCTACAGTAACAGTCTTTACGTCAACAAGAATGCTAGCTATTGAAAGTCAAGCAATAGTTGCTGGAACTGTAAATGGTTCAGGACAATTAATATTGACACGAAATAATGGAACCACAATAACAGCCGGAAGTGTTATTGGACCAACGGGTGCTGCAAGCACAGTTGCAGGCCCAACTGGACCAGCAGGTCCTACTGGACCAACCGGACCAACCGGTGCAACTGGCGCAGCTGGAACTTTGGCTGACAACAGTGTTAGCACTATTAAAATACAAGATAATGCTGTAACCAATGAAAAAATAGCTGGGTCGATAACCGCTTCAAAAGTATTGGGTGCTTATAGTAGCCCAGGATCTTCTTTAGCACAATCAATAACAATATCTCAATCTGTTCCATCGAATGGAACTGGTAATAACGGCGATATATGGTTGAGGTATTAACATGCCCATGTATATTCAAAACGCAGGTGTTTGGGTTGAATTATCCGGAACTGATAGACCATATGCTAAAGTTACCGGAACATGGCAAGGCATAGCTCAAGGATATGCTAAAGTTGCTGGAATATGGCAACAAGTATATCTTTTTGATACAACCCCGCCAAGCATCGGTTCTTTAACCGTTAGCGATCAAATAACAGGTCAAAATGTTTCCTGGCAAGCTATAACTGATGCTGAAACTAATGTTGTTTCTGCAACATTGTATCAGATATACGTTGGGTCAATTTCAGGACCAGTTATTGGTTCTAGTTTCAATTTAACGTCTTTTGGTGCTGGGTCAACAGTAATGGCTGTACCAATAAGTAGAAGGCAACAAGGCAGTTTAAGTCAAACTTGGAGCGCATATTATTATATAGTAGCAACCGACGCTACTGGAAACACAATAACTGGTCCTAACTCTAATCTTACGGCAACAACCCCATACGATATTGTTGGACCTACAGTTAGTACGCCTACTGTCAGTAATCAAGCAACAACGCATTATATTACATGGCCTGTAGTGACAGATGCTGTTTCCTCAGTTATTGAATTAACTTTAAAGCAAACATACACTGGTTCAGTCAGTGGTGTTCAGCCAGTAGTTTCTTATGATATATTAACCGCTAACAGTAACGGAAATATATCGATAGCAATACCTAATAACAGAAGGCAACAGGGTACTAGCGGTGAAACTTGGTCTGCTACATATTATATAGTAGCAAAAGACTTTTACAACAACACAGTAACTGGAAACGCATCTACTTCGTCACAGACGTCAGCTTACGATATTGTCGGTCCTGTTGTTTATACTCCTGGTGTTGTTAATGGGACATCCACACAAACGATATCTTGGGTTAAAACATTAGACGCGGTTTCATCAGTTACAGAACTAACATTATATCAAGAATTTACAGGATCTGTTAGCGGTATTCAAACACAAGTAGATAGTTACAATATACTAAGCACAAACGCAAGTGTTGGCTCAGGTGCTACCGCAAGTATAAATGTTAACATACCTAACAATAGAAGGCAGCAAGGTGCTTCCAATCAATCTTGGTCCGCACGATATTATATAGTTGCAAAAGATTCTTTTAACAACATTACAACAGGATCTAAATCTACAGCTGTGACAACAACCGCATACGATATTGTTGGTCCTACAGTTAGTACACCTACTGTTAGTAATCAAACAAGTACTCAAATAGTATCGTGGACAAAAGTAACAGACTCAGTATCGTCAGTTAGTTCTTTAAGTTTAGAACAAATATACACAGGATCTACTAGCGGTGCTCAAGCAGTAATTTCTTACGATATATTAAGTGCAAATGCTAATGCCGTCTCAAATATAGGTACTTATACAGTTACTATAAATAACAATAGGCGGCAACAACCGGCTTCGGGTCAAACATGGACCGCAAAATATCGCATAGTTGCAACAGATTCATATGGCAACACGACAACTGGTAGTTATACTTCTAATGTTCAGACAACCGCATACGACGTAGCTGGACCAGGCACACCAATACCAATAGTTACTTCCGGCGTATCGTCTGACACAGTAGAGTGGACAACGATTAGCGATAATGTTTCCGGAACTGCGTCTGCAGTGCTATATCAAGGTTTAATAAATGAAACACTAGGGACTACAAATGCAACTTATCAAGTAATGGGCATTGCTTCAAGTCAGTTTAATGGTGGGAGCACATCGGTAAGCATACCTAATGGAATACGAAATGTACCTAATGGAAACGTCTATAAAGTATTTTATTGGATTGAAGCAACAGACAACTCTGGTAACGTAAGCGCAAACTCTTATTTACTTGGAGGCGCTTCAACACCAAGAACTACTAAGCCATTAGGTGACTTCATGATAGTACCAAATGCGGCAGACTCACGTAATATGGCTGAAACAGCATGGCTTGGACTAACTTCGTCAATTACTGATGAAGGCGCAGTTGGTGTATCTGCTACTGGCGGAACTCGAAGCTATGGTGCATACTTTTACCCAACAAATGCGTTTTCTAACGTTTGTCGCAATTGGGCTCCTGATTCAGGAAGCATCTTTCTACAGCGTCCAGCAGATAATCATACATCAAGAGGAAACTCAGGAACATTTACAATGCAAGGGCACCTATCTGCGTCAAAACCGTCTGGAAATCTTTCATATGTTGGAGGAACTACAAGTGTATACATTGCCGGTAACAATGGCGTTGGTTCTGCTCCCCTTACAGCGTTACAGCGTACTTACTTAGGTAATGGATCTATTAAAGGTTTTGCTATGACTGATCACAGCAACACACCAGGCTTCTTACGAGGTTATGGGTTTAATTCAAACAATAACCCTTATGGTATTGTATCAGGAACAGTGTTCCTTACCTTTACTTAAACAACTTTATTATTGTACAGTCAAAATGGTAGTAAAATAGGAGAATCATGAAAAAATTGCTTATAGCATTTACAATAATTTTAGGTCTATCTTTTTTTTTAATATTATCCGGCTGTGCAGATCGTCAAAGATATAATTGCGAGCAGGATCCAACAAGTATTAGGTGCCCAAAATGAAGAGATTTAGTAACTCAGAAATTAAAGCACGACTTATACTAATTGTTGGATCCTGTTTAGCATTTACTTTTCTTATTAGCACTGCAACATTATTATATGG